TGCGAGTACGAGTATTGTAGCCTCTTAGATTGTCTGATAGTTTACTCATTTTTACTCCTATAATCTTCATAGAATTGAATAAAGCTTTCCATTTGATTTTGCGTACACATAAACTCATGCCACCATTGTTTATGTTTACCATAAACCTTATAGATAACTAAAGTTACATCTGAATATGCTTTAGAAGAAAGAACATAACAAATATGTACCTTTGCGGGAAGATAGCCACTAAAGGGAATACAGGCAGAAAAGCTATTGCCTTCTTTAATTAGTTCATTCATCTTAGTTTAGCATTCTTATCATTAACAATATCCTCCAGTACTTTTGCTAGTTCCAACAGGTCTTTATGTCTAGCTTCAAACTGTTCTTTATTACCATAGTACCAACCTTCTATATCTCTTTCACGAATATAAGAGACTAATTGGCGTAAGTGTGGTTTACGCAAACCTTTTATTGGAATACTATCAACTGTGTGAGCCATTTGAGCCTTTCTTGAGCCTATTTTCAACAAGTCTATTATACCATTAGTTTGTTAGTTGTCAACAATCTCCATTTTCATTGTGACTTCATATCCATTTTTACTTATGATTACATTTACAGGCTTCTTCTCAAAAGCCTCAACTCTATCGGCCTCTTTACAGGTCTTTCTAAACAGTTTAAGTTCAGAGTTAGTTAATGGAAAGTTAGTTACAGTCTGGCCGTTCAGTATCCAAATAGTCTTACCTAAACTACCATGTACTGTTCCGCTTTTATGTAAGTTAATCCAGTCAATGTTAGGATTCATAGTATTCCTGCCAATTCTAATAGGGTTTTAACAGTGTCTTCAGCTTCTCTTTCAGTTTCACAAATATCAATATTCACAGTCTCCCATAAGTTTTGTGATTTATCCTTGATTGTTAGAATGATATATTGATATTCAATTTTACCACCCATGTCGATAGGTGAAACTGTATATCTCCAATCGCCAATTTGTTTATCTATTGTCATTCAGTTTCCTTTCCAAATATCCATTCTGGCCGATTAACCTGTGTTCTTACAGCGTCTATAAACAGTTTCCATTGAGGTAGCTTATGATTCTTTCGCTGTTTACAAATGTTCTGTAAGGCCATATAGTTAGTGCTGATTACTCTAGTGTAAAGATAGCCTCTAGGAAGTCTACCTACAAACTCGTCTAATTTCATTGGACCGTTCTTAACTTCAAGCCTAAACTGATTAAGCAATTCAAGATAAGTTTCAGGAATATGTCCTTCAAAATCATTCTGTGTTAGATTACGATTAAGTATAGTGTGCATTGTAGAAGTAGATAAATCCACACAGCCTATTTTATACTGGTCAAATTCAGTCCACCAGAAATCAGGGGCTTCAATGAGGAATTGTAGAAAGGTGTGCTTGAGATACTCCGAGTGACCATCACCTTTAAGAGCAAGTTTGTTAGCAATCCCACATTTTTGGTTTCCAAAAGTGTTCGGGCTAAACCTAATGTTGTATTATAACTCAAACTCATCCCCAAAAGAGAGGCAGAAACTTCTGATTCAATCAATTTAATCATTTTCATTTTTTGTAGGTCCTTCCTAAATAAATTCTCCCAAAATTTTGGAGTAAACAATGTGTTACTGTCGCATTAGATACTCCCCATTTTTGTGCTAAATAACTTTTCCACCCATCTTTTGATTTATCTGCTAACCAAATGTCAGTAACCCTTTGTTTTCTAAGTTAGTTTTAATCATTTCAGTTTCCTTCCTCTTCTATTACAGTATGTACTAAAGTATAAATATGCGACATTGCAAAAGGCTCGTCATGCATAAAGCCTTCTATCGCCTCTTTCTTAATCTCAAGTAGTAGGTTCCATAACTGTTCCTTAGTAATCTCATCCTTAGTAAGAGGCTTATTTAGGAGTATATTAGCTCGTTGAGAAATTCGTTCTAATCTCTCATCTGTAAACTGTTCCGTAAGGTCAGTGAACTTGTGTAGCATTATCTTTCTCCTGCTTCTTTAATAGTGTTAGTATTTCCACTACTCTGTCGTTTACTACTGATATGCCAAACAAAATCAAGCCCAAAACTGTAGCAAAGTACAGATTCAGGTTTGCCAGAGTGACTAACCAGTAAACTGTTAGCCCTGTTAACACTGCACCGTAGAAATATCGCATTATTTTCCTTTCATTTTAAGTTTCTTTTCAGTTTCAAGTACAATGTGAATATACACTTCAGTTGTTAGTTGTCAAGCCTACTAACAAGAACCCCTCCATATTTCAGAAGGGGCCTTGCAACGAAAGTAGGTATCATGCACTTTACAATAAGGAGATATTTTCAGTGCAAGAGTAATATATTCTTATTTTGTTAGTTGTCAACCACTATTTTCAACCTCTATAAATAGTTACAGTACATCTACATAAACCGTGAAACGGAGGCAGTAAGCCTGATTCTCCGAACTCTTCAATACTAGCACTTGAGCTTATTCTACTTCCATTAGCTAAAATCAGTTCTTGAGTATCACTATCTAAGCCGTTCATAAAAGGACTTGCACCAATCAAGTCTTCAGGTGTACTAGCGTCTAATACTCGGCCTATTGTACTCATAGCATCGGAAATCAATACTCGCTGTCCGTCTACTGCGGCACATCTTTCACACTGTCTGGCATCAGGAATACCTAGTATCTGTCCGTACACTACTCCTAGCCTATCGTAGGTAACTATTCTACCATAGTTTCTTGAACGTCCTACAACAATACTAGCTAAGTTTTGATAATAAATATCACTTCTTAATGGAATTACATCTCTTAAACCTTCTCTAAACAAGGTTCCTGCGGCTTCTGTAGTTAACTGTTGTTCCAAAGCAAGTTTAGCTAATCTTGTAGCTACAGGAGTAATTATCTGTGAGCCTGTACTACCACTACTCCAAATAATTCCCATATTTGTTAGCTGTGTAATAGCTCTTTCATCTATTACGCCTAGTGTAAACTCAAAAGGATTAACTATGCCTTGTAAAGTCTGCGCTGTAACTATTCCACGCTCATACATTTCCTGTACGATACTGTTTACTTCAGTAGTATGAGATATGCCCCATTGAATATTAAAAGGCCGATTTAACAGGTTAACAACTTCACTTAATTGTTGAGAAATAACAATAGTAACTTCCGGTGCTGTTAAACTTGTAAAATCCATCTCTCTTAATGCTTCATAAGTAAGTGCAAAAGCTACTGTTAATATTCCAGTCTTAGCTAAATCCTTCTCATGCTTATCAAAAGTATCATTAAAAGAATCCGACCATAGCTTTGAAAGTCTATCCTCATAAGGTAAAGGATTATCAATATCCGGCTTACCTTTATTACGGTGCATAGAGTCTAATAGAAAATCAGACTTTAATACTTCTAACCGCATTAACTCTTTTTGTAACTGTCGTTTATATTCCATCTATGTCCTTTCTTAATGGACTTAATTGTAAGTAGGGAGCAATCACTACTCCCTACTCTAGTCTAACTTATTTACTCACTAGCCTTCGTTGAAAATAAGCTATCCATTAACTTATCATCAGTATCAATAGCGTCCTTCAGTCCATCGTAGTAGGTATCTAACATTCTCAAAGTAGGTTCAGAAACATGGTGGTCTTTTAGTGCGCTCTGTAAACTCTTACGCAAAGCTAACAGAGACTTAGTAGTATTATCAAGCACTTCTACTTCAATGCCTGTAGAACTGTCCTTCTCGCCACTAGCAATGTCCGAAGCCACATCCTGTTTAATTGCTGCCGCTAAAGCTTCATCGTTCAGCATTGCCGCAACGAGCGAAGGGGATACTTCTGAAAGCTGTAGAGCGGAGACGGCTAAGGTTTTGGGCATTTCGGCCCACCAATGAGGAATCTTAGGAAGCCCTAACACTTCTGCACGGAAATCATTGATACTTAAAGCGCCTGAAATAAGCTGTTGAATAGCAAGCTCACTTTCATCCTTCTGAGACATTGTACTAAGTTCAGTAAATGCTAATTCTACTAGCCTATTATCTTCAATTTCGTTACCTTTTTCGTCCACCTTCAGTAATCCCGTTTCTTCAGCCCATTCAGGGGTGAAATAGTCATTACAAAGGTTTGCCATTTTTTCACCTTCAGGAATGAAAACTGTTCTAACTACTTGGTCTCTAAGGGTGTACGCCGAGGCACGGTTTGAGTCGCCACTGGTTCCGTAAAATGTATTACTAATTCTAAACGCCTCACGAATTGTTTCTTCACAGGCGGCTTGATACTTCATAAAGCTACCATCATCAGTTGTACCTACTGTTAAAGGTTCAATATTGATTGTAGGAGGCTTAACATTAGGCGATAATTGGTTCTTACTACTAACACACAGTAACAGTGTTCTATGAGCGTTCTGTCGGCCTTTTCCTTTAACCTGAAAGAACTTTTTCATAGAGGCTTTAGTAGACTCATCAACTGCTCCTCCGGCTACTGTAATAATCAATCTAGGGCTTGCACTATTGTTAAAGAAATGAACATTAGTCTCCGCAGCGTATCTTGCACCTAATATTTGTGGTATTGCACCTGTCCAGTTAGGTATTCCATATACATCTGACATTAAGTTATATTCTCTAAAAGGAACTATTCTACTAGCTCTTTTACCAATCGGCCCACCACTGCTAAAATCTTCACTGTTTCTTGCAGATTTATCCTCAAACCGTTTGAAATACTTTTTCTTACCGTTCTTTACCCAAATGTATCTATCTCTATTCTTACCTTCATACATATAAGTTGCATTGATAACATTGATTTTAACAATCTTTCCAACACGATTATCTACCACCTCAAAGTAACCTTCACCAAGTCCAGCTTTACCATATTCAACTTCGTTAGCTAACTGATAAAAACTTTTACCTTTTTCAGCACGAGTGTTGTACCACTTCAGTAATTCTCTACCTTGTCTATGATATTCCTCTAACTCTTCAGGTGTAAAATCAGCTACATTTCTGCCTAAAGTAGGTCTGTAAAAGTTACCTAATCCTACTGAGTTACCGGCATACACAATGATACTGGATTTAAGCCGTTGACTGCCTTCTATAAGCTCCGTAAGAGCCTCTACATCGTAAGGCTTAGGAATATACTCACCTTGAGCTAAGTAGTCCGCTTGTGTCTGTATTGAAATGTCAGCAGCAGGAAATGGAGGGTCTGTTGCATTATAGTAACTCTTCTTAACGGAATCTAATTCTGCTCGTAACTTAACTTGTACTTCTTTTTGTTCAGGCAGTAAGTCCTTCATGCTCTTGTAAACATCTAACTCGGATTGTATTTCCTTAATTCGTTCAGCTTTTTTCTTGTTGAACTTTTCTTTATTTTTCTTTTCAGCATTACGCCACTTACAGTGTTGCGTTTTCCAACTCTTAGTATGAGTGTCAATTTTAGCTTGAGCATCTTCGCTTTCTCGTTCTCTCAAACTAAACTTTTTCATAATAAGAGAATCTAACTCTTCTCCTACTGTAATGGCTTCTGAATCGCTCTCTTCAGCAAATATACTTCTCATAACTTCCTTTCCTAAACCTTACCTCTAATAGCAACTGTGCTAAATAAATCTTGTTCTGCCCCAAACCTATTTTTTTGTCCTAAATTTTTAAGAATATGAACTATTACATCTACTGTCCAGCCATTTCCCAATGCTTGTGATTGATTGATGGGTGAAATACCATCTACTTTAGTATAGTTATCAGGTAGAGTTTGCAATCTTTCCATCTCCAAAATAGTCAAACCTCTTATATAGCTTTGAGTAGCAAACTCTCCAAAAGGGTCTTTTTTCCAATATGTTTTATGTTCGAGGGCTGAACCTTTTTCAAATACCACTTGAGCAAAAGCTTTTCCAAAGTATCTCCGCCTCATGTATGGCTGAGATCCATAGTTGGTCGCAATTTGTTTCGATAAACAGAGACTCTTATATCTACCCACACTGCCACTTTCTAAAATATCTCTAAGAAGAATACCTTTGTTTTCTGGTTGACCTAAATTAGGAATACTTGTCCAATAGAGTCTCAATCTATTTTGTGCTGATACTAAATTGCTGTTTATCATAATAGGTTTCACTTTAAGATGCTGAGAAATAACATCTTGGTGTTCTTGTTTCATTCTAACATTTTCTAACAAGAAGTCAACATTAGAATTGAATTTCCGAATGTGATTCAAAATGTCTATAAACACAAAAAATAATTTACTTCTATCATCATCAAATGCTAATTGCTTTCCAGCAAAACTAAAACCTTGACAAGGACTTCCAGCTAATATTAAATCTATGCTATTCCAATCAATATTCCAATCTTTCCATTTAGTAACATCTCCTAATTGAATAGTATTAGGATAATTATGTTGAGTTATTTTAATAGCATATTTATCAATCTCACTAGCATAATAGTTATCATACTCGATTCCTGCTCTTTCTAATGCAATTTGACCACAACTCATTCCGTCAAATAGTGATAATACATTTCCAATTTTCGTCTAAAACAATACCGCCTCACTACTTCCACTTTCTCCCGGTATTCTATCATTTTCTAAACTCCAACTATCATCATAATGTGGCTTATCTAACATTGCTAACTGTGTACTATTCCACACACTTCCAGCATAACCTTGAGCCACATCATCACTACCATACTTATTCTTTTCAACTCGTTTACCATTCTTCTCTAAGCCGTACATTTCCTTTTCAAACTCAGTAAATGGAAAATAATCAAATCTACTTTCAATTATTGACCATTTAAGATTATCAAATAATTCCTGTGATTTCAAGTCTACACTTAACTGAGACGCATTTAATCCTTCAGCGGCAAACGCTTGTAGCATCTCTAAACTATTCCACTTATCAGCAGTAATCATGCCAATCGGCAACTTTTTTACCTTCCATAACCACCACACTAAGTCTCTAATAGTGCGTAACTGAAAGGGGTTAACTTGATTAGGCTTAAACCTGTAAACTAAATCCAGTTTAATTAAAGGACTCTTTTTACTTGTTAGTCCTGTAGGGTGTGTTAATACTAATACTGCACTATCACCAGTTTCAGCAAGGTCAATATGAATCCCGTACCACGCCCACTCTTCTCTTACAATATCTATTACTTTACTGAAATCAGGAATATCAGGGTCATTAGGTGCATATATAGGCATAGGGTGTAATTCCTTTTCTGGAATTGGTGAAACTCTATTCTTATTAACTCTTTGAGGAATAATAATCTGAGCTTCGCCCCACCACTGGCCTACTGCATCTGTAGGTACTCCTGCATAATCTCTTAATGCAATCTCAGGTCTGTCTCTAAATACATCAAAATACTGATTACTAGGGCCATAAGGTATTCTTAAAATCTCACTATCAATATTCTTATTACGACTCTTACGCCTATCATAAACCTCTTGTGGTACAATTCTACGCTTTTCAATATCAAAATAAAAATGAGGAAACACCGGTGTTTCATCTTTATTCATTAAATCAGCATCAAACTCCGGCATTTTAGCTTGCCATACTGGACGCTTTTGAACAGTGTAAATTAAAGGGTCTGTACTTACTCGCTTAAATGCTCTTGATAAGAAGTCCTGAGAATGTTCGGGGTTTCCAACACAACATAAATGACCATTATCAGCAAACCTACTTGTAATTCTTGCTTTTAATGCAGCATATAGAATCTCAGCCTGATCCGTGGTTTCATCTGTAATAGTTCTATCTTGTGCAGCACTGAACTTTGTAGCCTCATCTATAATCGCAAACGCACAGTCTAAGCCTAATACTGAAAACTCCGAAGAGCTTCCCGGTACGATTGATATGTTCTTATACAGTTTACCAATCTTATGTTGCTTACGATTACGAGGCATAGAATCAAATATAATTCTACTCATAACCTGTGAATCAGGTAAGTAAAACTCGTTGAACCATTCTGATTGTAAAACTGCCATGTTTAACTTCTGAAACACTACTTCTTTAGCGTTTTCTTCAGTTCGTGAAATCATTGCAATACTAATCTTAGAGTTAGGTAAAAGTTTAGCCCCATGAGTATTAAACCATTGTATAGGATTGCGTAAACAAAGCATTTTGTATGCCATATATCCGCACATCCAACCTAACTTTGTACTTTTACCTGTACCAATAGCTTCGGAAAAGAATGACTCTCTCTTAATAGGTGCAACATCTCTAGCATTAGTACCAAATATTGCAACTAAATCATCCATAACACAAGGATAACAGCCTAAACCTGTACTAGGATTGTACTTAGAGTTCATAAACCTAGTATCTTCAATGAATTGAACAATATCTACTGGAATATGCTCCCAAACTTGTTGAGATTCTTCATACACACCGGCTTGATTAGCAAAGGAATCAATCGCACTTCCTAAGCCTAAGCCATCTACTTGTACTTTTCTACTCACTTATTGCCTCTTTTAGGTTTCTTACCTGAGATTATGTTATCTAAAGTAGCCAAAGGATCACCTTCTACTTCCTCAAAATCAGCATCTATTACATTAGGCATTTCTTCAGGCTGTGCATATAACATTTTACGCATACTGTCATAATCAGTCTCAATAATAGGATAATCCTTCTCTAATCTTTTCAATTCTTTAGCAACATTAACAATATCAATATCAGCATAACCTAGTTTTCTTAATGCTAAATAGAACATCTTACTTAATGCTAACAAACTAGCTTGGTGAGTAGTTAATTCAATTCGCTTTGTAGAAGCCTTCTTTTCCTCAATATCAGCTTTCGCAGTAATGTTCTGTGTAAGTAACCTTGCATTTTTACCTAACATATCCAGCATACTAACTCTGCTTAACTTAGCTTCTAATCGCTCTAATCGGTTAAGTAGTTTAGTGTATGTTCTTTCAGGTACATGAGCATAGTTTACTTTTTCTTCCTTCTCAAACTCCACAGAATCTAACTCTAGTATTAAATCTTCATCTTTAGGTATCTTCTCAAACTCTTCCTCTAATCGTGCTATAATGTTATACTGATACTTAATAGCACTATCAACTTCATCTAATTTGAGAACAGCTTCATCAAAGTCCTCAAACTGCTTCTTTAACTTGTTTCTTAGCTCACGAAATTTATCTCGTATTTCTTGCTCTTCAGGTAAATTTCTTACTGCCAAATTCTAACCTCCTACTTCTATATACAAAAATTGAGCCGAATTGTGTACGGTCACATTTCAATCCGGCCCAAATCGTGCTTCAATCGGTTTACTGATTTTTCTTGATATTTACTGTAAGGCCATAATG